AAATGGGAGATTTTAAATGACAAAAGCAAGAGATTTAGCAGACATTGTATCTAATTTAAGTGCAAACGCTTCAAAAGCAGTTGTAGTTAATGCAGGTGGAACAGAATTAACATTTGGAGATGCAGGTTCTTCAGATTTATATGGATTTGTAAAAACGAATGGAACTGGTTCTCAAAAAGAGGATTTAATCGTTCACTCTACAAATGGTACAGATGCGTTATCTGTAGCAACAAATGATGGAACACAAACTGATCTATATGATGAGAGTTTTGTGGGTAAAAGAGGATTAACATTTACTGTTGATGCTGCTGGAAATTTGAATGTTACAGTATAATGTGCGTAGCTTTATTAGATAAAAACACTTAAGGAGAATATATGGCAACACTAAATTTAGGAAGAATTAAACCAGTTTTTAAGGGAGCATATTCTGGATCAACTGCTTATGTAATTGATGACATTGTAACTCACGGAAACGAGAGTTTTATTTGTATTCAAGCACACGGAGCAGGAACACAAGCTACTTCAGTAACAGCTTATTGGACAAAATTAGCGGCTAAAGGAACAGATGGAACTGATGTAGGAACTACAATTACTACACAAGGTGACATTTTATTTAGAGATGGTTCAGGTTTGCAAAGACTTGCAAAAGGAACAGGAACTCAACAACTTGCTATGAATAGTGGAGCAACAGCTCCAGAATGGGTTGATGCTAGTGGTGGAAAAATTCTACAAATGATAACGAGTAGAGTTTTAGGAAGTTACACCCAGTCACAATCAAGTAATCACATTATAACAACTGATGGTTCAGCAGCTTGGACACAAACAATAACACCAGCAGCAACAACAAGCCAAATATGGCATGTTATACAGTTTGGAAGAATGCACAGTCATACTTCTACAGATTATTTTGGTGGTATTCAGATGTTAAGAGATGGAACAGCAGAAGAATATACAAGAGGTTCACAAACTGGACAAGGAGAAAGAGTAACTTGGTGGACACCAATGGGAAGTAATTATAATACACAACATTTTACTTTAATGTGTTTAGATAAACCTGCAACAACAAGTGCTGTCGCTTATACAATGAAATTTTTCTGGCATAGCACAGGTGCTTACACTTTCTATTTCAATAGAAGTGGGGCAGCTGGAACAGGTAGAGGAGATATGGTTACAATGTCAAATTGGATGACATTTGAACTTGATGCTGTAACAGGTGCTTAATAATGAATAAGGAGAATAAATAATATGACTAGAATAATAGATCCAATAGAAGCGATTGTAGCAATTAATCCTGATGCAAAAGCAGGAGTTAAAGAGGGTGACATTGACCAAATAACTTGGAATGATGGAACTGCTCCGATTGCTAAAGCTGATATTGAAGCAAAGATAATTGAACTTCAAGCTGAAGCAGATGCTGAAGATGCACAAAAAGCTACTGACAAAGTAAATGCTAAAGCAAAGTTAATTGCAGGAGAAGCATTAACTGAAGCTGAAGCAGATACAATAGTTTTATAATAATTTTTCCAATTTCATTGTGCGTTTAACTATATATTAATTATATATAGCTATTCCTAATGAGTTTTATTCTTACACTTTTTATATGTAGCTATACTGCAGGAACTTGTCTTCCTCCTTATCAATGGCCTCAAACATTTCCAGATGCATATTCATGTATGATTGCAGGTAATGAACAATCAATTGCTAAATTTAAACAATTAGGTGTAAAACCAGTTAATAAACATAGAATGTATATTAAGTTTATATGTACAGAACGTAAGGAAACTGCGTTATGACAAAAAAGAAGATAACTACTAAAGATTATAGTAATATGGTAACTGCAGTTAGATTATCTTCCCATGAAAAGTTATGTGCCGAAAGAATGAAACAATTAATCAAGTCAGTAGATGAATTAAAGAAAGATGTAAAAGACATGAAATCAGATATGAATAAATGGAAAGGTGCAGGTGGAATTATTATTTTACTTGGTGGTCTTCTTGGATCTGTTTTTTATTTCTTTATGAAATAATATGTTTAAAGGACACAGAATTATAATCATTGGTGATGCACATGATAGTCCTAAAATAAAACAAGATAGATTTAAATGGATCGGTAAATACATTAAAGAATGTAAACCAGATTACATAATACAAATAGGTGATTGGGCTTCCTTTGATAGCTTAAGTTATTTTCAAAAAAATTCTTCACAAGCAGGTAAACTTAAAGATGCATACATGGAAGATATAGAATCTTTAAGAAGTTCAATAGATATATTAGATAAAGCTATTGGTAATCCTAGAATACCAAGACACGTTACATTCGGTAACCACGAACAAAGAGTTTATAAATTTGAAGAAGCAATACCAGAAATAGAAGGTATGATGAAGAACGAATTACATAATACCTTTATTGAAAGAAATTGGAAATTTTCTCCTTATGGTGATTTTAAAATTATAGGAGGAGTTTCTTTTACTCATTGTCCATTAAATATAATGGGTAAAGAATATGGTGGTAAAAACTGTGAAGTACAAGTTGCAAATGATGCTACTAATGACATTGTATTTGGACACACACATAAATTTAGAGATTGGAAATCACCAAAAATAGGCAATAAAAACTATGTTAGGATAGTAAATGTAGGATGTGCGTTGCCTTTTGGCCATGTTGAGGAATATGCTAAACTTAACCTAACAGGATGGTCATGGGGAATAGTTGAACTAGGTATTTGGGATAACCATATCCAAGAAAGTCAATTTATTTCTATGGACAGATTGGAGAAACAATATGCATAAATTAAAACAAGTATGGAAAAATATTAAAATAAAATTTAGTTTATATAAAACTAAAATTACAGATTGGATATTAAAAGGTTACTGTAAATGATTACTTCAGCAGATCAATGGGATAGTGCAAGATGGCCAAACTTTTCTGCTGATGAATTTCAATGTAGTCATTGTGATGCTTTAAATATTTCACCTGCAGCATTAGATTTTTTACAAGCTTATAGAAATGTTTTGGGAAAAGGTGTTTCTATTAATTCTGGTTATAGATGTCCTGAACATAATAATTCGGTATCTTCAACAGGAGAAGATGGGCCTCATACAACAGGTTACGCAATCGATATTTCAACTAATAGTGCTACCCAATATCAGTTATTAAAATTTGCTTTTTCATATAATCCACAACCTTTAGGTATTGGAGTTGCTAAAACATTTACTCATATTGATTTTTGTAATGCAGATATGAATGATAAATTTTTAGTAAGACCTAATGTTTGGAGGTATGCCTAATGTGGTTTAGTGCAATTAAAATGGCTATGAGTGCTGGTAGTCATATTTATAAAAAAAGACAAGAAACTAAAATGCGTATGGCAGATGCACAATATCTTCATGCAGAAAAGATGGCTCGTGGTGAAGAAAAATACCAAGGCAAACTTTTAGAAGCTAGACAAAATGACTACAAAGACGAAATTGTCCTTTTGATTCTTACACTTCCAATAATTGTCCTTGCCTATGGTGTATGGTCAGACGATCCTGCTGCTATGGATAAGATTAAAATGTTTTTCGATCATTTCCAAGCACTTCCTTCATGGTTTACAAATCTCTGGATTTTAGTATGTGCTAGTATATTCGGCATTAAAGGCACTCAAATATTTAGAAACGGTAAGAAGTAATGGATCTTAAAGATAAAATCGTTGGACTTGCTCTTGCTGCTCTAATTGCTTTAGTTGGTTGGAACTTAAAAGAAACTTGGACTATGAAAGAAGAAGTATTTAAACTTCAACAAGGTCAAGTTATTTTATCAAAACAAATTAAAGAAACTAAAAATTTTGTTAAACGAAACCTTAAAGACAAAAAGAAGAAAAAGAAAAAGAAAAAGGTGGAGAATGAATAATGAAATATTTATTATTGATTATAGTTATGTTTTTTTTGGTAGGGTGTTTTGAAAATGTTAGGCAATCTATAGGTATTTCTACTAATCCATTTAGTACAAAAATGGAAGAAAAAACTAAACTAAATTATAAAATTATATTTGGTAAAGTAAGACCAAAAGAAGATGATGATTAAAAAAATTAAAATGAGTATCTTATTATGGATTCAAGGTTGGACAGGTCAGCTTAATTCGTGGGCTTGGACAAAATGGGATAAACTCCATCGTCAAGATTGGGTGGAAGGTTACAACAACTGGAAAAAGGAGATAAAATGACAATACCAGATTTAATATCTAAAATAGATTTATTTTGGCACAGAAGATCTGTACCTGCTAAATGGACTATAGTTATTTCGGTAGCAATTATATTATTTATAATATGAAAGTAAGCTCAAATACTTCAGTATCTATGCCAATGAAAAATCTCATTAGTATAGTTGGAGCAGTAGCAGTTGGGGTATGGGCATATTTTGGAGTTATTGAAAGAATTAATACTTTAGAAACTGACAATCATTTAATTAAAAAAGATTTAGATAAAGCAGTTGAGTTTTCAATTAAATGGCCAAGAGGTGAACTCGGTTCATTACCAGCAGACAGCGAACAATTTTTATTAATAGAATCTTTATTAACTGATGTAGAGTATATACAAACAGAAATTAAAGAATCTAGACATAATGCAGTCAATATAAATAGACTACAAAAAGATGTAGAAAAAATATTAGAACAAATTGAAGTTCTTAAAGATAAAGTGAGGAATAATGGAAACCATAATTAGTGGAGTTATAGTACTTTGTATGTTCTACCAAGGTGGAATTATAGAGCATACTTATATTCAGGATCAAAAAATGTCTTCTTGTTTGAAAGCCAAAAGAACAGTTGAACGAAGTGTTAATCCTCAAAATGTTCGTATGCAATGTGGCGAAGTAGATGCTATTCTTGAAAAAGATGAGTACAGCGACAAAATAAGAGTAGTTAAGATTATCAAAGATAAATACGGTGACTACGCAAAATAAAAAGAAACGGACTTATAAAAAATATAAAGACTATGCTACAGATATATCTTTTGAAAATGAAGTTGATAAATCCTTTTTAGATGATATAGCAGATAATACTCCTCATGCAGAACAGTTCAAAGAAAAAAACTTGGGTAAAAAGAAAAAACGAAGTTTATAATTGTGGTAATTGTGATTGGTGTGGTAAAGCATTATTCTCTGATATGGGTGGTTGGATAGTAAATGCTGAAAAAAAGCATTTTTGTCATAATAGTAAAGATTACCTTTGTTTTGACCAATATATAGACTCTAGGAAGCCCATATCTCAACGTACAAGCCCTTCGGAAGCATAATACGACCTTGGCTATGCGTTAAATACTATACTTATATAAAGAGCTTAATTGAGCTTAGAACCGTCTTCTCTAAATTTTTCGGATTCTATTGTAGCTAAAGCTGAAGATAGTAGATCTATCGTAAATTGTTTCTTATTATACCAAGATGCAACATTCATTACTATAGAAACTAAAGCAACTAATGATCCATCTACGTTTCCTCTTTTAAGAAGATCAACTGTCATAAAATCATTTAGTTCTTCAATTGATTCTATACATTCATTTAGTTTAAGATCTCGTTTTTTAAACTCTGCTTTTAAATCTAGAATTGATTTCATGTGGAAAGATTATACCTGGCTCACCTTCTAGCAACGCACTTGTTTTCAAGGTGATTTATTCTGTTTTTCCTAGGACAGTAAAGTTTTACGCTACTTAATCAGTACCAAGTACAATAGTTATTATCTTGAGGACATATAAGTGCACTTTATATGTGTTCGAAGAATTATAACGCATGGGGAAAATCCTCTTGCGAGGCAACTCCCCATGCTAGGAGCTACTCTTATGAGTAACATCAATTGTAGGACTAGATAGCAATTTAGTGGCAAACAACCCTGACCTCTATTGCATCTCTTTAATATTTAGTTGGCTGACCAAACTAAATAATAGTAGTTGAAGATAGTCAATCCCTACAAATTCTTTAAAACTGACCTTTATAATCTCCACTTGCTTGTGGTGATTCTGGAGCAACAGCTTCAGTAGGCGTTCCTCCATTAGGTTTTGGTGAAACCATTTTGATTACACCAGAATATCTAGGTACAACTACTTCAGTTACATATCTTTGGTTGCCACTAGCATCTTTATAAGATCTAGTTTCAATTTCACCTTCTATATATAACATAGTACCTTTTTTGGCATATTTGCTCATTGTATCTGCGATACGAGGATCAAATACTACAACTTTGTGCCAAGTAGTTTTTTCATCTTCTTTAAACTTCTTGTTAGTTGCTAAAGATAGATTAGCCATAGTGTCGCCCTTTTTAGTTTGTTTAACTTCAGGATCAGCACCTAATCTACCGACTAGTATTACTTTATTTATCATCTTTGTCTTTCCTTAACTTTGCAGGATCTATTATTTTAACATTGCTTTCAGCCGATCCATTAGTACTGAATTTTGTTTTCATTTCTGAAATATATTTATTATTATCAAACATACCTAGAAACACATCTGCATTAAGACCTAGATAACTAAATCCTTTAGTCAAAGCATCTGTTGTTGCTTTCTTTGGAGCTTCATCATCAAGACTACCATTTTTCTTATATAATGCACAAACACTTGAAATTGGCCCATAGCCATACCAAGTATCATTGTCTTTCCATTGAATAATTACTTCTGCAAATACATTTTGATCTGTATATGTATAAGTATTTTTAAATCTCCAACCTTTACCTACTGGCCCAAATAATCCTGTCATACACATTACTTGCGACATTGGATCAATTGTTGTTAATGTTTTCCCAAACTTTGGAAAAGGTTTTGTCCATGCAGGATCTGTAGCTTTCGCTTTATCCCAAATGTAATAGTTTTTTGTTTCACCTGTTCTCATTTCATATTCCTTTTTCTGTGTATTGATTAATTATATGGTCTTTACTGACTTTATACACATAAGCCATAGCACCACTTGAGTTTTTTCTTCTATCTTTTCTTTCTATTTTACCTAGCTTAAACAACTCTGTTACTCTAGGTCTTACAGTAAAAGGACTCAAAGCTAATAATTCAGCAACCTCATCTGCAGTAGCACCAAAATTTCCTTTGTTGACTATAACATCAAAAACTTTTTTTCTTATAGTTTCAGCTCCAGCTGTTATTAACTCTGCAGCTTCTAAAGAAGTTCCACCTTCCTTACTTCCTGGCGACAATGGGTATGATTGTTTCACCATTCATCTCCTTTGTGTTAAAGTTATCAAAACTAATATATTCTGGTGGTTCTTTTTTGCTAGTTACAAAATGCCAAAATAATATTTCTGCATTTTCTAATTGCTCTTGAAACTTCTTATCTTCAGTAACTTCAATAATCTCATGTTTCAAATTTCCAAAAAATACTGACAAATATATTTTAGGATAATTACATACCATTAAATAATGTTGTAATTGTGCTTTATATTTATCTGATACCTTTTTAGCATTACTAAAAGCATTAGTGTGTTTACATTCTAATATAGCTTTATCTTCATCTAATATTAACCCATCAACATGAGCATACATATATTTATATTTTGGATGAAAAAATGTTTCTTGTTTACCATCCACCTTTAATTTAGTTAATTTTTCAAACCAACTAATATTAAATGATTCAGTATGTATTCCCATTTGTACTGGTAACACATCACTTAAATCAGGATAGACACTATCACCTATTTTTTCTGACCATAATTGATGCCAATCACCTTCATATAGTCTTGTTGCATCAGATCCACCAATACCTTGCTTTCTATCAAAATCTTTCTTCAAATCGTACCTCCAACTTTCCAATAATGTTTAGGTTGTTTTTTTAAATGCGTTAGCAACAACTTCTCTAACCTTAAGCCCCATTTCGGTTGCTTTTTGTTTCTTAAGTTTTTCCCATCTATCTTTTTTCGTTTTTTCATGTTTCACTCTTAACTTTTCTATTTCATTTACATATTTATATGGCAATGTACCATTTAATATCTCATTAGCAGTTTTAGTATAAACATCTTCATCAAATTCAATTTGCTTATAAAATTTAAGCAATCTCATTCGAAAAAGCATTTGCCTATTATGTGGAGCAGAATAATCTATATTAGATTTTTTCCTCAACAGGATCTTTTGATTCAGTAGGTTTTTCATTTTCAAATGTTCCTTCTTTAAATTTAGCTAACATGGCATCTAACTCTTTTTGTTTAATCTTAAACTTATCCGTTATCGTTCTAGCTTTAACTAGATAATGAATAGCATCTATCATTTCTTCAATAGTTTCTTCTATCCATTGGTCTAACGGTCTGTCATTAGATTCCATTGTTTTACCAAACTTTTCCATACCTTGCATATGTCGTTTTAAAATTATATCGACAACTCTATTTACAATTGGATCATTTGTTAATGCACCCTTTTCTTCAAAATCAGGATTTATCATTTAGCACCTTCTTTGGGGTTAATGTTATTTTCATATCAAGAGCATCTGCCCAACAGCAGAATAGCCAACCACTAGGTTTTCTTATTCCACATTCCCATTTAGAAACTAAACCTTTGGCAACACCCAAAACTTCATCCATTTCTAATTGTGATATACCTTTAGATTTTCTTGCAACCACAAATTGAGGTATTACGGTATTATGGAATATTTTACCTAATGCTAGACTAGTCATAATATATCCTATTAAACAAATCACTCATTGTTAAGATATACTGATTTATGGGGTAAAATCAACTATTGTGCGTTGCTTCCACTCTCGCTTCCACAACGCAAATAGGTTCATAAGGCGTAAATTTAACTTAATGGCTGCGTTACCTTACTATTAAGGACTGAAACGGATGCCTCCGATGCCTTAAATTCGTTGATATTCCAATCAAATTTATCACATATTTGAAATAACTGATGTGCAAATATCCTATTAGTTCCATTCTCAAATTTTTGTACTTGTTGAAAACTAATTCCCAATACATCAGCAAGATTTTGTTGTGTGAGTTTTGATTGTTTTCTTATTCGTTTAAGATGCTGTCCGATTTTAAAATTATATTCGTTCTTACTGTGTTTCATTACAGACCTCTTTTTTTAAAGTTCCAAAAATATTATTTAGATTATTATTTAACCATACTCCTTTATTTAATCTTTTAATTTCTGTATGATATATTAAAGTTGTATGATCTTTATTTAAAATATGTGCCATATCAGGATAAGACAATGAAGTACATTCTCTCATTAAATTAATGACCATACTTCTTGGTCTTACTAAATATCTCTTACGACACTTACCTATGACTTCGGCAGCAGATACTTTAAAATATTTACTTACGGTATCAAGGATTTGATTTACTCTTTTATCTTCATTAATAACTGGCCCAATAGGTTTATTTCTAGGTTTAATGATTATTGTTTTCGGAATCACAGAACGTCTTCCAAGGGAAACACCATTCTTTAGACCTGTTCGGTATATGATTAACTCACGAGTAGTTAAATCACTAAACATAGGTGCATTAAATCTTTTTTTATATTCTTCTTTAAAGTTCATTATTGTACTCACGAAGGGTATCAATACCCACATTATATACTAATTCCTCTTTAAATTCTGTAATCATTTTTCTTAATTTTTTTTCGTCTTTTGTTGTTTCCATTTCTTTGACTTTGTTAGCAACATATCTTGTATCTATACAATTTACTTCTATTGTCATTGATCTTCTCCATTATTTTCTAACCACTCAACAAATACCGAGAGTGCTGTAACTCCAGCTATAAAAATTATACAAGCTGTTATTAATATAGTTATTATGATAGATGTCATTGAATATTTCCTTTTCTTCTAGAAGCTTCAAGTGTTCTCCAAACATCTATTTTTAAAGTTGCAGTAGCACGTTTGTTTTTAAAGGTATTAACTTCTTTTCTTAATTCTTTAATTTTACTAATTTCAGTAAAATAACCACCAGTAGCATAAAATTGCTCT